GCGGGGTGCGGGTGTACTGGTGAGCGGGGTAGGGTCGCTGGTTGTGACCTTTCCTGATGCCGGCGCCGATGTGGCCGGGGCGCTTGATGTGGCCGGGGCGCTTGATGTGGCCGGGGCGCTTGATGTGGCCGATCGGTTCCGTTCGGACGGGGGTGCATTGTGCATTACAAGGTGTGGGTGATCGACCAGATGGTGCGGCGGCTGACCGGGTCGGGCTACGAGGCGTGGGTCGCTGAGGTGGAGCGTGGCGGCGACGACTGGGAGACGGGGATCGCGCCGTGAGTCCTGATCCGGGGCCTGCTGTTCCGCCGTTGACGAGTTTGGCGGCTGGCGCGACGGCGACGCATGAGATGTTCCTCGCCTATGTGGGTGCGGGTTTTTCGGAGGGGCAGGCCTTGAGGCTGCTGGGTGAGACGCTCGCTGCGACCCTTCGCCACAAGCAGGAGTAGGTGTTCGGTGTTCGGCACTGACCGAACACCCCGCTCTGTCCCCGTTGAGGAGGAGCGGATGGCCTGGATTATCGATTCCGAGGCTGACCTCAGCAGACTCATCGCGGCGGCTGTGAAGGCTGCCGTTCAACCGACATTGGAGCGCATCATGACCGCACTTACCGATCTGCAGGCCGCTGACGCCGCGATTCAGGCCGCGGTGGCGGCACTCGCGGCTGAGCAGTCGACGTTCCTCGCCGACGTCGCCGCGAGCTTGCCGTGGTTGGCGCCGACCCGGTTGCTGTGGCTGCGGTGACCGCCGATATTCAGGCGCAGGTGGCGAAGCTCAACGGCTTGGCGGCTGCGCAGACGGCGGCTGACCCGGGGGCGACAGCTGCGGCCGCGGCGCCGAGCGCCTGACATACACCGTTCCGTCGAGACGCACACGCCGCCGCCGCCGGGACCGCGCGCCGGGCGGCGGTTCGCTGTCCGGGGTTGGTGGCGGGAACCGGACCGGAGGCGGTTCCTGGTTCAAGGCTCGTAGTTGGTGGCGGAGGCGAGATTCGAACTCGCGGTTTCTGCCTTATGGGGGCAGCGGGAACGACCGGGCTTCCCTACTCCGCTTCGTGCGCGTGTGCTGGGTCGTGGACCGCCTTTGTCCTCGGCGGGCCGAGGCCAACTGGTGCGCGCAGGGTTGACGGTATCAGCCCTGTTCCGCGATCAGCCCGGCGGCGACGGCGAGGGCGTGGATGAGGTATTGGTGGTCGGCGCCTGTGGGTGTCATGACGTCGACGCGGCGGTTGCCGGCCGGGCCGGCAACGATCACGTTCTGCCGGTGGTATGTGGTGAGCGTGGGCGTGACTGTGAGCAACGATGCCCATGGTGGCTGCTCGAGGGTGTGCGTCTGCCACGCCGTTGCGCCGGGGGGCACGGCGTGTATTTGGCCGTGCATTGGTCCGCCTACGAACAGTCGGGCCGGGTTGCCGCCTGGCTCGGGGGGCGCGGTTTCGATGGTGTACCTGGTGAACGGCAGGTGGTGGGTGGTGCCGTCCCCGCCGGTCAGTCTGACGACGCAGTCGGCCGGGGTCGAAGCTGGTCGGCTGCCAGGCGTCGACCAGCCGGTGAAGTCGCTTACTCGGGCCGTGCTGAGGTTGTCGTCGTCTGCGGCGTCTCCGTCTTCGTCGTCTGACGCGGCTTGGCGTTGGTCGTCGTTCGCGGTCCAGTGCATGGCGTCGGGGGATCGCTGTTCCCAGGGTTCGGTGGTTTCCCAGTCTGCGATCGCGCCGTCGATGAGGTCGAGGATGCCGGTCATGGTCCTACTTGTCGCTGTTGGGCCAGGCCGCAGAGCGTGCATGTTCGGTCCTGCGAGGCTCCGAAGGGGCCGTGGAACACCTTCCCCCACTTGTTCCACTGGTGCTCGCATTTGACGACGTGTCGCGTGGTTGGTACCCGGTCGGCGGGCGTGGCGGCGGGTAGTCGGTCATTCGGTGGTGTCCGGTCGGGGTCGCGCGCCGGTCTTGGTCGCGGTTGGGGCAGATCGGTTCGGCGGTGTCGGTGTTCGTGTCCGCCGCAGGTGCGGCAGTGCCCGTTCGGCCAGTAGGTGCGGTCCCGGTCGAGGTCGGCCTGCCGTTTGAGGACCCAGCCGTGTTCGGTGAGGTCCGTGAGGACGATTCCTGCGGAGCTGACGGCGTTGACCAGGCCCATTCGGGCGGATGTGAGGGCGTCGACCAGCGCGAGGATCTCGGGGCTCGGTGTCTCGTCGGTCATTCGGTGCACTCCTGAAGGGCGAGGTACTGCTCGTGGGCGCGGTCGCGGATGCGGTCGAGTTCGGCTTGGGTCCACCACTCCTTGATCCGCCACCGCGGTACGCCAGCCCCGAGACGCAGGACCGGGCTCCAGCGGCGTCGCCACGCGACCAGGCGCGAGGTGGGTAGCAGGTAGGCGTGCGTCATGGCGCCATCATGGTGGAGTCGCGTTGCGGACTGCACGCTTCGAGGAGTGCAACGACGCCTTCCCGGAGGCTTCCGTCGGCTTGCTGGTCTCGCATCCAGCGGTTCATGGGACGTAGACCGCGTTTGCGTGCGGCGTAGAGGGTGCTGAGCCAGATGGTGCCGACCGTGTCGGCGGCGGCCAGGTCCGCCGCGCATTGGCGCAGGAGTGTTAAGTCGTCTGGGTCGACGGGTTCGCAGTCGGCGGTGCCCCACCAGAACGTGTCGCTGCAGATGAGGCTGAACGCGAGCCGGCCATCGGGGAAGAAGCCCCAGAGCAGGTCATCGCCGCCGAAGTCGACGTCGCGGAGGATCCGGAACAGTTCGTTGATGTAGCGCAACTGTTCGGCGTCGCTGATCGGCGCTTCGGCGTCAGGCGGGTACGCGGACACGGCGCTCCCATCGTCGTCGCCGGGGTTGGTCTCTCGCCCACCGCGGCGGGTGTTCCTGACGAATTCGTCGGTGGACAGGTCGCCGGTGTGTCCGGGGTCGATACCGAGAATGTCCCACGCGGTCGGTGGTCGGTCTGCGCTGGGTGTCTCTGTGGCGAACGTGGGATTGCTCCATGGCGCGGCGAGGCGCATCACGACACCGTGGCCCGTGGTTCGGCAGTCCGGGCGGAAACATCCGCCGCCTCCGTCGCATTCCGCCGCGTCGTTGAACGCCTCGTCTGCGCTGGTTCGTCCGCCGGTGATGGTGCCACCCGGATGGTGGACGCCCCATTCGGTTTGCAGGTTGCTGTCCATGTCTTTGAGCGTAGGGGGTGCGGGTCGTGGGTTTCGGTGACAGGGCTCGTGCCCGTATCGCTTCGTGGGTCGCGCCACCGGCCAGGCCGATTTTCGAGGCGAGGGCTAGTCAGCCGGCGTTGGCGGAGCCGCCGCAGGTGACTCGCCGCGGGTTCGAGTTCGGCGTCCCCCGTCAGGGCATCAATGAGGTTTACGCGGGGATTGGGGCGTCGACCCAGTCGGATCGTCGTACCACGATGCAGCAGTTGTACGAGGCGTATCTGATGTGTCCGTGGGCGTGGGCGTCGGTGCAGGCCATCGCCCGGACGATCACCGCCGGTGGTTTGGTGATGGACTGGGACTCCGACACGGGTGAGGGTAATCAGGAAACACCTGCCAAGCCCGACGGTGTGCTCGCGGTGGAGCGACTGTTCAAGTACTGCAACGAGACTGAGGACATTCGCCAGTTGATGCGGGGCGTGTTCACGGATCTGTTGGTGTTCGGGGATTCGTTCCTCGAGGTCGTGTGGATGGGCTCCATTCCGGTGGCGTTGTACTCGTTGGATTCGCCGAGCATGTTCCCCGTCGCGGATGAGCACGGGAAGGTTTCCGGCTATGTGCAGGTGACCGACTTCGGGCAGCGGGCGGAGTTCGACCCGCGCGACGTCATCCACATCAGTCTGGACTCGCCCCGGTCGGGGATCTTCGGCGTTTCGCCGACGCAGGCCGCCCTGTTGCCGATCACGGCGTGGTTGTTCGCCGCGGCCACGTGTAAGGAGATCTTCCGTAAGGGTAACCCGCCGAACATTCACGTCGACTTCCCGACGTCGGCCAACGACGCGTCGATGAGCCGGTGGGACGCGCAGTACATGGCCGAGAACGTTGGGCCCCGCAACATCGGCGCCCCGGTGAAGACGAGGGGCGGGGCCACGGTCAACGAGCTGCAGCGCGGCCAACTGGGGGAGTACTTCACGTTCCTGAGCCAGAAGCGGGACGAGATACTCGCCGGGTTCGGTTGCCCTCCGGCCGAGGCGGGTGTGATCGAGTCCGGGAATCTCGGCGGAGGAACAGGTGAGTCGCAGCGGCGCATGTTCGTGACGAACACGTGCAATCCCCTGGCGTCGCTGGTTTTGGAGAAAGTCAACTTTTTCATCGTCCAACGCGGTTTTGGTGTTGAGGGGTGGCATGCGAAGTTCGGCGAGGTCGACATGCGCGACAGCAAGGTGATCGAGGAGATCCGCGACACCCGCCTACGCAACGGCAGTTGGACCCTGGACCGGTACCGCGCGGAGATCGGTGAGCCGCCAGTCACGGGCGGGGACCAGCCCGTTCTCGTTGACCGGCAGAACCTGGTGTTGTGGCGCGACATGGAGGCCATGAGCAAGGCCGGGATCGCGGCGAAGGTCAAGGGTTCCTCGCTGGACGTCGACGAGCCGGCTGAGGGGGAGCCGACGAAACTGATCAAGCAGGAGAAACCCGACACGCCGGTCGGGGATCCGAACGGGCCGCCGACGCCGGGTGTGATGCCGCCCCAGTTGGCGCCGCACGCCGCCGCAGCAGCCCGCGTCGGGGGACGGCGGAAACCTACGGCGCCGGCCAGCGACGACGGCGACGGGGGAGTGACGGAGTCCGTCGACCCGGTCGCCTCCGACTGGGCGAAGGTGTCGAACCGGTGGAAGGTCGACTACGAGCGGCGCCGCCGGCAGGCCCTGAACGAACTCGCCGGGTAGCGCCACGGGCGCGGGAGTCGGATTTGAACCGACGTCTCGGCGCACGCGCCGCGAGATGGACCACTACCCCACACTCCCGTGACACGTCTGCGGCCGCGTTGACCCAAACGGTCAGCCCGCCCGCTGCGGCACGGCCTGGTGCAGGCGGCGGGCCTCGTACTCGGGTCGGGAGTCGCGGTTGCGACTCGCCGACCAAACACGGACGTCGGTGCCGTCGGCGACGAACGCTGCGGCTGCCGCCTCGGCCGTGTCAGCATCCACAGCGGCCTCCCCAGCGACGCCGGCCGGCCCCGTGACCTCGACCCTGTACAGCGGCATGACACCCACCTTAGGGGGTCGCTTCGGTGAGTCAACCCGACCCTGTGCCCGACCCGGACCCGGAACCACCCGACCCGCAGGTGCCGGCCGAGGCCGGGCGCACGTTGGACCTCGACCACGAGGCGCATGCACTGCGGGCGAAGGACGTCGGGCCGTTGATCGCCAGAGAGTACGGCTGACTGGTCAGTCGCCCTGCGGCGTGCACGTGAAGTAGGTCCGCACCTCGACGCCGTCCACGACCCGCACAGCCTCACCGCTCGCCGCCTTCTTCGGGTCGTCGGTGGGGTTGCCGTCCGCGTCGAACATGATGACCCGCTCGCCGTCGTCTGCCACGCCATGGAGTGTCCCACCCCGACGGGGGGTCAGGCGTGGCCCAGCCCGACAACTCCCACGGCTGCATGATCGCCCTCTACCCCCACCCGGACGTGGCCGCGGACCTCGCCGTCCCCGGTGGACTACCGCCGGACGAGTTGCACATCACCGTCGCCTACACCGGCCACGCCGACGACGTGGATCCGGCAAGGTTGTACGCCGCCGCTGAGACCGTTGCCCGGCGCCAGCCGTTCACCGCCACCTTGTCGGGGCACGCCCGTTTCACGGGTGGTCCGACCGACGTCCACGTGGCCCTCGTCGACTCGCCTGAGGTTGAGAAGCTTCGCGCCGACGTGTTGGATGCTCTCGCCGAGCAGGGCATCGACGTGCCCGCCGACCACGGCTACTGCGCCCATCTGTCGATTCAGTACCTCGACGCCGCCGACGTTGCGCCGACGGACCGGATCGAGGCCCGGCCCCTGCATTTCGACCACGTCTCCGTGGTGCACGGCGGCGACCGCGTTGACGTGCCGTTGCGCGACGAAATGGCGCAGGCCGCGCGTGAGGCGTACGCCATGGGCTGGGCCGTGTCGGGTGGGCCCATGACGGACCGGGTCCGCGCCGGCGCCACCGCCGCCGTCGACCTGGCGCTGCGGCACTTCGACCGGCCGGGCGTGCTCGAAGCCACCCTCCACCTCGGCCACCTCGAAGGCGTGTGGGCGGCGATCTTCGACCGGCGCCTCAAGATGCACGCCGACAACGAGGCCCGGATCAAGGCGGCGTGGGCGAAACTCGGCCTCGACCGGTACGCCCACCAGCTGGTCACAGCGTTTCGCCGCCGCCGCGAATTCACCGAGGCCGAGTCGGACCAGTCGTGGATCACGAACATGGCCCAACAGTTGGCCGACGACGGCATGGACCCCGCCGACGCGCAACAACTCAAAGCCACCATCCTGGACTCCTTGCGCCGCGCCGCCGCCGAAGGACAGGCCGGATCCGTCGCACTGTCCGCCGACCAGTTGGGCATGCTCGGCACCGACTTCGACATCGCGTTCAACACCGCCTACCAGGCGATGCTCAACGACGAGGAACTCCTCAACTCAGACGACGAAGAAGCCGGCAGTTGGCTGTCCGACATGCTCGGCGACCAGGCCCGCGAAGTCGGGCAGAAACTCATGTCGCTGCTCAACGACGGCGCCAACGCCCAACAGATGATCGACGCGGTCAAAGGCATCCTCACCGGTGCTGACTCCCGCGCGGTCGCCTTGGGTACGGACCTGCTGACGTCGCGGGCAATGAGCAAAGGTGCACTCGACCTCTACCAGTCCGAAGGATTGGCGCAGGTCGACTTCATCACGGCGGGGGACCAAAGGGTCTGCACCGACGGGCCCAACTGTGCCGGGGCCGAGGAGAACTCTCCCTATCTGCTGGCCGACGCACCGGTGCCCGGTTTGCACCCGAGTTGCGTGCCGGGCTCAAGCCGCGTCACGATTCCGGGTCCGGTAGGTGTGCCCGTTCACGAACCGGTGCGGGACGCCTCTGATTCGGTTCCGGCTCAAGTCGGTGTGCCTGGCAATGGTGGTCTCGCGACCACAGCCGCAGAAACAGAAGCCGAGTTCGACTACGGCAGGCGCAACCTCCGGGCGGTCACTGTTCGGGATTACGTCGGGGAGTTCGTCAGTATCCGCACTGCCCTCGGCTATGAACTGACCGGTACCCCGAATCACCCGGTAGCAACGCGGAACGGCTGGGTTCCGCTCGCGGAACTCGCATTGGGAGATCACGTACTCAGCAGCACCCGCCTCGAGTGGGCACAGGACCCGGTCGACCCAGATGTACACGATGTCCCACCCCGCATCGAGGATGTAGCGAAGTCGCTGCCCGTGCGGTTTGGCCCGATGCCAACTGCCCCCGAGGACTTCCACGGCGACGGTGCCGGTAGCAAGATCCACGTTGTACGGGCCGATCGCTTTCTGGGCGACGACCGTGCGATCGGCGCAAGTGAGGAGATCGCCGAGCAGCCGTTCGGCCGGCGAGACGTTCTTGCCGCCGGTGCGCCCCTGTCTGCGGGCCGCCGCAGCGATGAGATCCTCGATACTCCTCTTGCTGCCCAGATTGGCAGCGTGGGCCGCTTCGGTGAGGCGCTGCCGCTCGGCGTCGTCGGCCTGACCCATGCGCACGAACATCGCTGCGCTCCGGCCGCGTGCTTCGACACCAGCCCGTTCCGGGCGATTACGAATGACATTCCTGCTGACACCCACGGATTCTGCGAGCGACTTCTCGCTCTCTCCGGCGATGTAGCGCTGGACGAGGTCATTCACGTCCAGCGCGATGTTGTATCGACGCAAGTCTTCAACCTTGAATCTGTTGGCGGTTGGTACTTTGTCAACGGTATCGCAACCCACAATTGCCGTTGCGTGCTTGCCCCCACGGTTCCGTTGCCGCCGCAGTCGATCGGCCGATTCCTGACGGGAGACCTCCTCGCCGGTGGCGGCGAAGAGTTGGCCGCCGGGGAGGACCTCGCGACCGCTGCCGAGGTGACGACGGCTGTCGAGCCCGCGACGTCCGAAATTGTGCCCGAGGTTGACGCCGAGATCGTGGCGGCCGCCGCCACGGCGAATGCCATTGCCGACCTGCAGGTACTCACCACAGACGAACTCATCGCGAGCGGGCAGCGTAGCGCGAAGGAAGCGGCGGCATGGGCCCGGAAGGTCCGGGCAAGCCTCGATCAGTGGGTTGCCCGCGGAGCCGTCACAGACCCTGAGGCCAAGTCCATTCGCTCCGCCGTACTGGTGCGCGACACTCGCAGGCTGAACCGGATCGCAGACGAGATCGCCTCGCGTGCCGAACTGACCGCGACCGCCCGTATCGGCGACATCGTGAAGATGGATTCCGCGCTGCACGCCGGCGCGGGAATCGCCGACGGCGCCTGGGTGAAGGTCACGCGTGCCGGCTACGCTCGCGGGAACGATGCACTCCAAGTCGTCAAAGCCGACGTCAGCGCCATACCCGTCTCGGAGATTCTTTCGGGCGACTCCTCCCGGTCTTGGGTGAATGGTCGTCCGGGCACTGGCTGGGACCACCCGTTGCTGGTGCGCGGCGTGACTATCCGCGACGGTGACAACTACTACACCATCGCCGAGGGCTGGGCGTTCAAAGTCGACGGTGTCGGCTATCTCGTCGAGAAGCCGTTGGGTGGTGGCGAGGAGGCCGCGCGGCGGATCGCGCAGAACTTCGAGCGTTTCCACGCGTCGCTGCCTCCAGGCGTGGCCCGACTTCAGAGGACTTACACCGCTGCGGCCGGCAGTAATCCGTCCGACGATTACTGGGCCCGGAAGCACGGCATCACCGGCTTCACATCGCAGGCAATGGCCGGCGGCGGCCACATTACCATGTGGCACACCGTCTCGGTGCCCGTCGACTACAGCAATACGTTGTGGCACGAGGCTGGGCACAACATTTCGCAGGCAATGGAGGACGAGGGCCTCGATGCACGAGGACTCGCGTGGAGACTCGCCGCGGGTGGCGAAGATGCGCGCGCCCCGCTTTACGATTTCACGCCAACCCCCCGCATGGGTTTTGGGAGCCACAATCCAACGCTTGCCGACGATCCGGCCGCGAAGTTCCCACCCGGTGTGACGAAGTACGGTCGTTCGGCCGCCAGCGAGGACTACGCCGAGTCGATCAGCTTGTACCGAGAAGGCAAACTCGGCACGGGCCGGCTGACCGTCGGCGGACCGCTTCGGGACATCACCTTCCGCGATATGTTCCCGGCACGGGCCCGCGTGCTCGACCAGATCTTCGGCATTCTCGACCGCGAGGCAGCTTCGGCGGTGAGAGCCGCAAGGGACTTCTCCGCTCCCGCCATGGCGTCCCCTACTGCGATGACACGCGGCCTCGTTATCCGCTCCGCATTGACCGACGCAACGGACGTGGCCGCGGTCAGCGGCGCGTTCGAGGCGGAGGCTGAGCGCATCACGGGGCGCGAGATCCCCGCCCGGTTCGAAGGCTCGGTCGAAACCGCGCGGGAGCACGCCGAAGGGCTTCTGCGGGCGCTGGAACGGTTCCCCGACGCCGACTTGAAATCCGTGTCGACGAAGGCGCTTGCCGACTCCCGGTTCGCTGAGGCCGACGGGGCGCACATCCGTTTCCACGCGTCGTGGACGTCGGATGACGCCCGGCAGCGCTACCTGGACGTGTTGGCCCGGTCGGAGCGGGAGAAGTTCCACGTTCCCGGTTCCGCGTCGCCGGCCGGCACCGCGATCCACGAGTTGGCTCACGTTGTTGCCGAACAGACCCTGGGCGGGGGCAGCAACGCGGCCGTCGTCCAGTACCTGAAGGACCGGGCCGCGCAACTGGGTCACGGGATGACCCCGGACGACGTCGCGAAGTTCCTGGTGTCGCGGGCCGCGGCCGCGGATGTGCGTGAGTTGGTCGCTGAGGCGATGACCGACGTCATGCTCAACGGTGAGGCCGCGTCGGCGGACTCCCGCCGGATCTACGACATTGTCGTCGCCGACTACCGCTCGGGTGCCCGTGCGGTGGTGGACACACCGCGGGTGTTGCCGATGGCCGCCTCACTCGAGAACGCGCAGCAGGTCCGCGCCGAACTCGAGAAGGCCCGCACGCTTCAGGCCGTCAACGACGCGTTCGCGGCCGAGGCGAAACGGATCACCGGCCGCGACGTTGAGGTCGAGTTCTACGGCAACATCCAAACGGCCCGGGAGCACTCTGAGGGCGTACTGCGCGGCTTGGAGCGGTTCCCCCGCGTCCCGCTGCGGTCCGTGACCACGGTGTTGACCGAGAACGTCGGCAGCGGCTACGCCAAGGCGCAGGGGGCGTGGGACCTGTGGTTCAGCCAGTCCTGGGCTGGTAACCGGCCCCGCTACCTCGACTCCCTCGCCCACGACGTCGCTGAAGGGTGGCATCCGACGGGCACCGGCACTCCGGTTGGGGTGGCGTTGCACGAGTTCGGCCACGCGGTGGCGTACTCGGGTGACTGGTCCGGGTTGCGCGCCGACGTGCAAGCGTTGGTTGACGAGCGGGCCGCGGACGCCGGGGTCGCGGTCGACGAGTTCGTCCGCGACGCGGTGTCCGGCTACGGGGCGTCGCATGTGGACGAGTTGGTCGCCGACGCGTTCGCCGACGTCATGGTCAACGGTGAGGCCGCGTCGGCCCTGTCCCGTGACATCTTCGACCGGATCACGGCGCGCTACGAGGAGCGCGGCGCCGCGGTTGGCGCGGTGTCGGGCCTGTCGGCGCCGGCCCTGCGCCAGCACGATCTGGACAAGATGGCCGTGGCCGACTTGAAGGCATTGGCCAGCGAACGCGGTGTTTCCGTCGCGGCTGGTGCAAAGAAGGCCGACCTCATCGACGCCTTGCTTGGGCGCCATCCGCGGCCTGCCGTACCAGAGGCTCAGACCGTGCGACCCGTACTGGCGAAGGCCAAGGGGCTCGCGAAGGTCGCAGAGGCGGTGGAAGGCGAAGCCCGGCGTGTGACCGATCGACCCTGGACCGGGGCGTTCAGGACCAAAACGGACTGGTCCGTCGACACGTTCCGCGAACACGTCGAAGGCATCATGCGGGGTCTGGAACGTTATCCAGACGCCGACTTCGAGATGTTCAAGCCGGAAACTCATTCCTTCCGTGGCGGCGACAGCTCGTTCATGAGGACGCATTTCACCGGCGTCATAGAGGCGAACGACGGGTACGCCTCGGTGCGTGGCCGCAACGCGTATCTTTCCGCCCTGAGTAGGGGCTACGACGGGCACTACCTCGTCACCGGCGGGCCCATCGGGACGGCGATCCACGAGTTCGGCCACGTGCTGGATGTCGCGACCCTTCAGGAGGCGATCCACCCGCAGGTGCAGGACTTGGTCGCCCGGATGGCTTCCGACGCTGGGATGTCGGCTGACAGGTTCGTAGCATTGCAGGTCTCGAGTTACGCGGCCACCCGCACGGCCGAGTTGGTCGCTGAGGCGTTCGCCGACGTCATGGTCAACGGCGAGGCCGCATCGCAGCTTTCGCAGGAGATCGCGAAGATCCTCGATAGCGAGTACCTCAAACCGGCCGCAGGGCTGAGGGGCGGCCAGAGGAGGCTCGTTCGTCTTGGCCCGAAGGCCGCGACCACGACCGCGTCCGAGGACCTGTCGAAGCTCACCCTGACCCAGCTCAAGGCCCTCGCGAAAGAGCGCGGCGTCGACATCCCCGCCGGGGCGAAGAAGGCCGACCTCGTGACCCTGCTCGGAGGCAAGGCTGAGGCGGCCGCCTCCTCTAGTGCCGTGCTTTCAGGTGAGCGCGTGAAATCCGCCCTGTTGGTGCGAGACAGCGGAAGTCTGTACCGACTCGTTGACGCGGGCGATGTCGCTGGGGTCGATGGCCTAAAGGTACAGGATGCGGTAGCCGACTACGAGAGCAACGGGCATGAGTTCGTCAACGACGCCCTTCGGTTCGCCAATGGCGACCTATCCAAGGTTCCAGCCGAGGCGCCACCCGGCTTCAAAGGCATACCCGGCCACTACTCGATCGACCGCGTTCACGCCATGGTACGTGGCCTGGACGCACTCATGGCCGTCAGCCGAACCGAAGAGCCGATAGAGGTCTACCGAGGAGTCTTGGCAGACCGACGCATGTTCGGGCTGGGCCTTGACACGCCTGGCGGCTTACTCGGCCACGAGTGGATCGAACACGGCTACAGCTCCACTTCGGTCCGCGAGGAAACTGCTCGAACCTTCGCCGCCAACGGGGCGGGCGTCAAACTAAACCTAGTCGTCGCTAAGGACGTCGGCGCCGTCGGCCTGGAAAACCGCATGGCCGAGTCCGAGATCCTGCTTCAACGCGACCTCAGGTACCAGGTACTCACCGACCGAATGGTCAACGATGTTCGGACGCTTGACGTCGAGGTGTCCTTGTCGAAGGCTGCCGAGTCTGCGCCAGCCGATCTGTCGAAGCTTCCTGTGGCCAAGCTCCGCGCGATGGCCAAGGAACGCGGTATCGACGGCGCCGCGGCCATGAAGAAGCCAGAGCTCCTCGACGCGCTCGCGAAGCCGAAGGTCGATCCATCCGCGGAGAAGTTGACAGTCCTGCCACCAGGCTTGCGCGGACAGAACGGCGACGGCCGAGCGGTGTTGGCCAGCGGCGCACAGGGGCCGTGGGGCAAGTATGGCGCTTCGGGGATCGTGCTGCGCCACGTCGACCCGGCAACCGGCGAAGAGCGGTTCCTGATGGTCAAACGCGGCGAGGGCGTGGACCAGCCCGGGAAGTGGGCGTTCCCCGGTGGCGCGAAGGACGAGCTCGAGACCGTTTACCAGGGCGCCGCCCGCGAGTTGGTTGAGGAGTTGGGGGTCCAACCCTCGGCGCTGAGTGACGCCAGGGTGCAGGGTGTTCATATGGCGGAGGTTCCGGCCGCCAAGATCACCACCCCCGACGGTCGCACTGTTCCGTGGTCGTTCGTGAGCATCGCCGCCGAGGTACCCGCACAGATCGAACCGGTTCTGACCGCCGCCAACCGTTGGGAGACGGCGGAGGCGAAGTGGCTGACCCGCTCCGAAATCGACGCCCTGGACAAGCAGGGCCAACTGTTGGAGCCTCTGGCTGGCGGCCAGTTCCAACGCAACGTGCTGAGCCTGTTTCCACGGCGGGACGGCCTGCCGAAGGTCGAACCCACTGCTGCTGACCTCGCGAAGGCACGGCAGGCCGAGATCGACGCCGCCCGGCCGATCGCCGAAGACCTGGTCCAGGTCGAGTACGCGCTCGCCAACGGGATGGCGCCGGCGGACGCGGTGGAGTTCTTCCGCGACTCGGTGCGCGGCAACCCAGCCGTGGCGAAGATGATCGCCGCGTTGGAGAAGGACGGCGCCACGCCGGCGAAGGCGTTGACGGCGGTCCGCGGGGTCGCGAAGAAGGACCTCGGTCTGACGCCGATCGACAAGGTTGGCGGGAAGGTCGCCTACAAGCCCGGTGAACACGCGCCGCTGACCTGGGACGAGGACATGTCTGCCGCGGCCCGGGCGCACGCTGAGGGCAACGCGGCGGTGCCGGAAACCAAGATCGAAGTGGTCCGGCCCGGGTATGCGCTGACCCGCGCTGACGGCGAACGGATCGTGGTTGAGAAGGCCAGCGTCGCCCCCGTGCCGAAGCCGGCGAAGAAGGCTCCCGCCACCAAGAAGGCTGCTGCACCGGCGAAGGCGACGAGGGCCGCAGCGGAGCGGGCGGCCGACGCGGGCATGGAGCAGGAACGCGCCCTCCGCGCCCGGTTCGAGAAAATCGAAGAACGGCGCTCGGTGGCTGATGCGCTCAGCGAGGTCCACGAGTTGGTCAACAACGAGTCGAGTGCGGCGGCGATTAGGAGCCGGATCGAGGCCCGGCAGGTTCGGATCGGCAACGCGGCCGATCTGTCCTCGCTGTTGCGTCACGTTGACGATCCGGAGGCACTCAAGGCGGCCGTTGACGAGATGGCCCGCGAGCACGGGTTGGAGCGGGTCGGCGACGCGGGCCAGGTGACCAGATTCAACCGGGAGTTGCACAAGCCGATCGGGCCCGGGCTCAGGGAGGGTACGCCGGTCGAGGTCGTCCGGCCGGGATATGTCGCAACAATGCCGGACGGGTCCCGCGTCATGGTCGGACAACCGCTCGTCGAGGAGACCGACGAAATTCCGCCGCCCGGTAAGAGAGAGCCGACATTGGCCGAGTTGATGGCCCCGCGTGCGGCTGAGGTCAACACGAAGGCGCTTGCCGCGGCCGAGCCTGCCAAGACCGCCCCGGCCGCGGCGAAGAAAGTGACCAAGGCCGCTCCCAGAAAGGCGGCGGTTCCCGGGGGTATCGCAAGGGTTCCCGACCGCGAACTCGGCGACTCCAATGTCACCGAGTTGCGTCAGATGGCCAAGGACCTCGCCATCACCATTCCCGCCGGGCTGTCGTCGCAGGTCGACCTGGTCGACTTCCTGGAACATCAGGTTGAGTACGCCGGCCAAGTGCCCGCGGCCCAACTCGCCATGGCATCGGACTTGGCGAAGTACGCGGCGAGCATGCAGGATTTGGCCGGAAGTAACGCGACGGAGCGGGCGTTTGTGCACCGGATCCGTTCCGAGATGCGCGCGATGGGTTTCGAGTCGACCGTCGAGGACGGCGCGACCACCGAGTACGCGTGGAGGCCGCACGGCGCGACCGAGGAGATCAAACTCAGCCCGGGCGAGGTTGCCACGAAGTTGGCTGCGCCGCTGAAACTGGCCGACGCCGAAGTCGGCGGCTACCTCGTGTCCGCGGCATCCGTGCGGGCCGCTGAGTTGCCGATCGCGCAGGAGTTGGCCGGGTTCGCCCTCGACCTGGAACGGCAGGTCCGCGCCGGCGCGGCGCCGACGGAGATCATCGCCAGCATCCAGGCCCGGATGAAAACCCTCGGGTTGAAGCCGATCGGCAAGGTCGGCGACACGGTGCCGCTGGACCGGGCCCAACACGCGATGCTGGGCGGCGGCGCGGCCAGGGACGTGACGAAGGTCGACGTCCTCAAACCCGGCTACACGTGGCCGGCTGCCGACAACGCCATACTCACGAAGGCAACCGTGGACCAGGCCGCCGAGGTCAAGCCCGCGGCGGCGGCCACCGCGAAGGCTGCTGCGGACCAGGCCCGGCCGGAGGCCGTTCTGGCGATGAAGGGCGACAAGGTCCCACAAGCCAAGATCAAATCGATGCACAAACTCGACGACTCGGTCAGCGGCATGCGGGTCCGAGTCCTCGACATCGCGCCCGGCGAGAACGACTACGAGGACTACTACCCGCAGTGGCGTGGCTGGTCTCAGGTGGACGTCGGCATCGACGGCGGAGCGGCCGCGGCCGCCGAAAACTCCAGCTACGCCACCATCCTCCTGAGCCCGGACGGTCGGCAGGTGTACTACTCGGCCCTCGCCCTGGACGCCACGGTGCAGGGCCAGGGGTTCGTCACCCGACTCATGACCGAGATGTTCGACAGGTACAAGGCCGCCGGGGTCGAGACCCTCGGCATCAAGGCTAACGCCGACGTCGGCGGGTACGCGTGGGCGCGGGCTGGGTTCCGGTTCCTCGACGACAACGCCCGGCAGGAGTTCGCCGCCTACGCCCGCGCCTACGCCCGAGGCGACGAGGTCAAGTGGTACGAACCCGGCGGGTCAGTGTTCGGGACACCACGACGCGCCCAGCTTCCCCCCGATATCGTTGCGGCGATCCTGCGGGTGGCCGACAACCCCGCGGCCGAACCCATCGATTACGCCATGATTGGCCAGGTCGGCGGGACGAAACTGTGGCCGGGCAAGGAGTTCATGCTCGGCTCCGAGTGGCAGGGTGCGATGGACATCGCTCCGCCGCTCATCGAGAAGGCCGACGATGCTGTTGCTGCGGCTGCCCTGTCCACCGGCAGCGTCAGTCCGACGGACCAGCAAGTGGCCGCGGCCGAGCGGCGTGCGCAGCTTGAGGCCAGCGTTGATCGCCCGCGGATCAACGAGCCGATCAGGCTTGCCGGCGGCCAGGGAGCAGATGTGCAACTGGTGGACGTCGGAGACGGGCCATTCGTTGAGAAGCGGTACGGTTCCCGGTACGCAATGTCTGCAAGCGAGATCAGATACGCGATCGACGCCGAGGTTCTCGGCCCGCAGATCCTCGACGCCATGGGTGGGCGCGGCGCCGCGGTCGTTCGCGCAGGCAAGGACTCCGTCGCCGTTGAATTCCTCGACGGCGAGCATCTGGACTGGTTCACCGGCACCACAGCCGACCGAACCGAGATCGAGCGGCTCGCGGCAACCGACGGCGGCCGGATTGTGGGACTGCTGTCGTACCTGACGTCGCAAATGGGTCTGAACGACGGAAACTGGCTACGCATGACCGATGGACGTATCGGCGTGTTCGACTTCCCAGGACTCTTCGCGAATGGCGATACAGCCCTCCTGAATACGCTTGTAGCCGATACGCCCACCAACGTGTTCACCGGCTACCTGAACGAAACGGTCGACGGCGTCATCCGTCTGGCTGAGCGTATCGACTGGAATCCGGCCGACCTCGCCATCATCAGTGACCGCCTGGAAGCACTCCAACCACTGTTCGTCGAGTTGAAGCGGTCGAACTGGTATAGGGCGATGATGAAGCGCCTCGCCGAGGTGAAGAAGCGCGCCGACCCCGCCGCGGCGCGGCGGCTATCGTAGGGGCATGGCCGTGACCCGCCGCGAGCTGCGCCCGGTGCCACCCAACGAGGGTGGCCCGGTCGGCACTATGACCTACGACGACGAGACCGGCGAGTTGGAGTTGACCGGCCTCGCTGCGCAGGTGACCCGCCGCGAGCGGCAGCAGGTGGGCGACGACCGCACCTACGGGGCGTTGCTGGTCGAGCGCGGCTGGTCGAACGGACAACTCTACCTGGCCCCCGCGACGGAAAGCCCATGACCCGCGACGAGGCGATGCGCCAGATCGCCGTACTCCACACCGAGTGGTCGCTGCGGTACGGCGACATGGTGCCGTGCGATCCGGCCGACAGTTCCCCACACCCAGGTTCCGCCAGCGACTACGGCGCGCACCAAGCCGACCGGTCGGCGCCGCCGGAGATCGACGACCCGTTGAACGAGCAGATCAAGGCGATCCTCGCCCAGATCGACGGCAGCCCAGGCGGTGGACAGTGACGACCGGACCCATGTCCCAGTGCGCGACCTGCGTTCGGCTGCGGTCGCCGTTCAGCGCTGAGAACACCGCCGGCCTCGACGGACCGTTCTGCGCCGCCTACCCGCACGGCATCCCGGACCGGGTGTTCGCGAACGGGGTCGACCACCGCCACCCGGAGGGCAGCGAGGCCCGCGGCGCCGACGCCCAGCCGATCCTGTGGGAGTCCAACGGGCGACCGTTCCCCGAGTGGGCGTTCCTACCCCAGTACCTCGGCGAGCAACCCAAACACTGACCACCTGAACCCATAAAGCCCTCGTAAGGCCCCGGTCGCTTTGACCGGGCCTTTGGCATGCCCGAATCCTCCCCGTCGTCCCACACCTATCCGACTCCGGGAGGAGCTGCGCCGTGGGCAACTACCAGCAGAAGTACCAGACGCTGTGGCGTAACGACTCCGGCGGAACCCTCCAGACCATCACCGGCAACGGGAACTCCGCCAACACGCTCGAGACCCACTTCATCGGCGACGTGTTGGTGATCGTCACGGTCGGCACCCCGACCGGCACGAACCCCACCCTCGTTGTCGGCGTCGACATGCAGGACGGAGCCGGGAACTGGATTGCGCAGGTCATCAAGACCAGCACGTTGAACTCGGCCGGGACCACCGTTTTGTCCGGTGGCCTGCACGGCTCCCCTCAGATCGTCCTCACAGGCTACTGCCGGATTTCCTGGGTGGTCGGTGGAACGAACCCGGTGTTTCCCGGCGTCCAGATCACCTTCGGCGGGAGGTGACCCATGGCCCTCGCCACGATCACCGGCACCGCCCTCGTCCCCGGGGTGTCCCGCAACAAACGTCACTATTCGGCTGAGGTCATCGGCAAGGCCGTGAAGCGCGCCACCGACCGCATCGCTGAGGGCGCCATGCCGCTCACCATGCGGGTCTGCCACCCGGTTGACGAGGCCCACGCCCCGGTCACGGAGATCGTCGGCCGGATCACGAAGATGTGGCAGGAAGCCGACGGGCGGGCCCGGTTTGAGGCCCAGATGCCCGACACCGAGACGGCGCGCGAGGTCCTGAAGCTCATCGACAACCGGAATGAGTCTCCGTATCTGACCGGGGTCAGCGTTCGCGGCGACTGGATCGGCCCTACCCGCATGGTCCACGCACCCGGCGGTGTGCTCGCAGAGACGGCCAGTGACATGGCTGTCGACGGATTGGATCTAACGCATCGGCCTGGGGTGATGGGTGCGGCGATTGAGCAGGTCACCGACCCCGACCAGCCGCGGGAATCCGCCACCGAGGGCAGGACTCGCATCTACGAATCAGTGCAGGAGGCGCAGGTGATCACGGAGGCCGACGCCCCCGCCGACAAGCCCAAAGGCCCGTATGCCGACCCGGGCTATCAACCGGACAAGCAACGCAGGTACCCAATTGGCGATATCAACCACGCCCGAGCGGCTTGGTCGTACGTAAACCAGGCCGACAACGCCAAGATGTACACGCCGGCACAACTGAAGCGGATCAAGGCACGCATCGTCGCCGCCCTGAAGAAGTTCGGGGTCGACGTCGAAGTCAAGGAAAGCTTCGCCCCCGGCGACGCGTTCACCCGCCAGCACCGAATCACCCTCATCGAACGGCGCGCGATCACCGAAGCCCTCATGGTCGACGACTGCTGCACCCAACCCGCGGGCATGGAGATCTGCCTCAACAACGGCATGGTCGAAGTCCGCGTCTGCTCCTACCGCGTCGACCCCGCCGACCTCGACATCGTCGCCCGCCAGGCCATGGCCGGGGCCTGCGCCGCCCTCGCCCTGATCGACCCCGACGACGACGGCGACATCGACCTGCCCCCAATCGACGCTGACGGCAACGCGACGCCTCAACTCGAACCGGTCGCGAAGGCCCTGTCCGCAGCGTTCGAGACGGCATCCGCGGCCGGAGTCACCGAAGCCGAGGACCCCGAGGACGACGACCCCGACGCACCTGCCGAGGTCGAACCGGAACCCGTAGAACCACCGGCGCCGAGCCCGGCCGCCGACCCCAACCCACAAGAGGAGGACCTCGTGAGCGAGGAAACCACCACCGCGGCGGTCGCGTCCAGCAGCCCTGCGCCCGCCGCCATCACTCTGAGCACCGAGCAGTTCGAGGCCCTCCTCGCACGACTCACCCCGCCGGCGCCGGCCCTCGTTGGCGCACCCGCCGAGGCCGCGCCAGCAGCACCCGTCATCGAGGCTGCCGCGGCGGCACCCACTCCCGCGACGACTCCGGTCACCGAGACCGAAGAGCAGCGAATCGAGCGGATCGTCAACGCCCGCCTCACCGAAGCCATGCAGCGCCAGGTCGCGCAGACCGGCCCACCCGCCCGCAAGGGACTCGTCGGCCGCGTCACCGAATCCGGGCAGCTCCTGACCGCCGGCACAGGCACCGAAGGCCTCAACTCCCACGGCCTACCCGCCGACTGGCCCGACAAGCCACTGCACGAGTACAAGGACGCCGAACGCGACCTCATGTCGCGGGCCCTGTTCGACTACGTCACGAACCCCGCCAGCCGCGTCCAGCAGTAACGCGCGGACCACGACCCAACATCTGACCGCCGACGTGTAAGGGCGCCGGTGCCTTCTGGCAGCGATGGTCACCAACCACCCCGAGGCCCCGCCACTGTGCGGGGCCTCAACCGTCCCCGGGCATCGGCGACGCAACGACCATCCAGAAGGGACGACCCAATGTCGTCAGAACTCCGCGAGGCACTCACCGCCGCAGGCGCCGGCGCACTCATCGCCAAGGTCATCGACCCCGTACTTCTCGAATACCAGCGCCGATACGCCCCCCTCGTCCGCGCCATCCCCACCCAAAAGTGGGACACGGACGTGTACTACTTCAACCAGCGCACGAGCCTCGCCACCGGTGGCTTCGTCGCCGACGGTGCGGCCCTGCCGGTCAGCAACTCGACGTACGTGCAGCAGAACTTCAACATGAAGCACCTGCAAATCGTTGGCGCTGTCACCGGCTACGCGCAAGCAGTTACACGTCTCGTCATTGGTGATCTTCGACAGACGGAAATCGACGGCGCGATCAAGGGCCTCTACTGGGACTGCGAGACGGCGCTGTTGTGGGGCAACTCCGCCTCCACCGTCAACGGCGCCCGGCCCCAGTTCGACGGCCTAGACAGCCTCATCACCTCATACAGTGGCACCACCCAGAACGTTCTCGACAAGGCCGGCGGCACCCTCACCCTCGCCTACCTCGACGAGCTGATCGACATGGTGGAAAGCAACGCCGCCATGAGCATCTTCGACGAGTCCTGGATGTTCGTCCTGAGCAACACGGCGCAGAGCAAGCTCGCGCAGCTCCTCACCAACCAGCAGCGGTTCGTGGACAAGGTCGAGATCGCCGCAGGTCTCATCGTGATGACCTACCGCGACATTCCCATGGTCAAGACCACGTTCCTGAGCGGCCGGTCGATGCCCACCGGAACCGTGACCACCGCGACCGCAACCACCGGCGGCATCCTGCCCAACTCCACCACCTACCGCTACCAGGTGTCGGCGGTCATCGCCCGCCAGGGCGAGATCGTGCCGTGCGCCGAGGTCAGCCAGGCCACCGGCGCTGGCACCGGCGCCAACACCATCACCCTGTCCTTCTCGACCCCGTCGGGCCTCGACGGCGCGCTGCCCATCCTCTACAAGGTCTACCGCACCGCAGCGGGCGGCAGCACGGGAACCGAGACCCTGCTGGGCTACGTCGACGCCACGGTCGGCGTGGCGGCGGACGGCATCACCCCGGTGCTCACCACCAGCATCGTGGACACGGGTAGCTACCTGCTGCCGATGAACGGGTCGACCGGCCCGGCGATCACGCCAACCGCCTACTACGGCACGAACACCAGCGTCCTGCCGCCGGCCGCGGCCCAGGAGTCGCTATACCTCATCAGCCGCGACAAGAACTTCGTCGTGCGCCCGTACGTGCGTGAAGCGCAGCCCGTGGACATCTACCCGACATCGACAAGCCCCGACTCGCTCCCGTTCTCGATCCTCACGGACTGCACTCTTGCGGTGCGGGCGCAAAAGTACCTGGGCGCTTTGCGGCGGGTCTCCACGGCAGTCTAGCGCCATCAATGAGTTGCCCGGCGGGTGTCGACGGCACCCGCCGGGCTTTGACTGAACTGCGCCGTGAGGCCCTGGCCGCCGTGGAAGCCGCCTTGACCCTTCTACCGCCCGGGAGGGCTCCATGCTCATTCGTAAGGACAGGGCCGGCTCATGCTCGCTCGGCCACGTGTGGCATCACGACGGCGCCGTTGTCGACGTGCCCGAGGAGCACGCCGGCATCCTGCTCCGCATCCGCGACGCGGGCTTCTCCGTGGTCGAACGCCTCGAGCATCTGCTTCACCACGACCAGGTCGCCGAGCCACCCGCGGATGAACTGGTACCCGCCCCGCTCGCCCAGCCCGAGCCCGCCCCGGCGGAGTCTGCTCCTGCGTCGGCGCTGACCGAGCCTGCTCCTCCCGCCGCGGTGACCGAGTCTGGCACCGTCGCTCCGCGACCGTCGCCGCCGCCGGTGAGATCCGGCCGGTTGGGCAGGGCGTGACGCTGTGGCTGACACCGTCGCGCCGTTGTGTTCGTGGGCGGAGTTCACGAACGGCGCGTTCGCGAACATTGCCGTGAAGTACACGGACTCGACGGTGCAGTCGGATCTGCTACAGGAGTCGACGCGTCTGTGTGAGGAGGCCGCGGATCGGCGCCTGGCCCCGTTCACGGGGTTGACGGAGTCGCATCGTGGTCAGGGTGTGGACCCGGACGAGTACACAGACTCGGCGAATCTTCCGTTGGACATTGCGGGTGCGATCGGCCGGTCGTACGCGATGGCGTTGGGTGCGTCGACTCTGGTACGGCACATGTGGTTGCGGGAGTTCGCGCCTCGCTACCCGGACCTGTGGACGTACTCGAGTGTCACCGTCACGATCATCCGGTCGTACGGTGGTAGCGAGACGTTGACGGCGAGCCAGTTCGACGGCCCGGAGAATGACAGCGGCCACGTGTGGTTCCACCTGGGAAAGTTCATTCCGGTCGGTTCGGTGCTGCGGGCGACGTATTCGGGCGGGTACACGGTGTCGATCCCGGCGAGTCTGCGCCGTGCGTGCAAGTTGATGACCGCCGCCCTGGTGATTCGGGAGTTGAACCCGGCGCAGCAGACCCACGACCCGGGCTTGCTGCAGGACGAGGCTGAGGCAATCTGCGCGAGTTTCGGTAGGGAGTAGCCGTGTCGACCGCTGACGTGGTGGCCCGTGAGACGGCGTGGTTACAGACCAGCGGCGACGGCCTGCCGGCCCTGTTGACGTCGGCGGGTGGGCCGTTCGCCGACGTGCACGCCTACTGGCCCCGCGGCAGCGACATGAACACCTACTCCCACACGCTGTACGTGATGCGGACCCGCATCGCGGTGGACCGGTTCGCGAACGTGCGTCTGATGCCGCATTACCCGATGCATCTGGTGGCGTGGTGGGCGGTCGTTGACGGGTCGGGGTCGGCGGAGACGGAGCAGTCGAACCTCGACAGTGCCATCGACCTGGTGCTGACGAGGATCAACGGCCTGCTGGGGGACAAGACCCACGGGGGCCGGTTCCTGTCGGTGGCCGAGAATCCGCGGGTGTTGGATGTGGAGTTCGCGCCGGCGGAGGCGACGTTACCGGAGGGGTACCTGCGCGCGGACGTCCTGTACTCCGCCGACGACCCCGAACTGAACATGTAGGCCCGCCGTGGGGTGGGGGCATCATCACCGGAGTGCTACTCATCGCCGGGGCACTCATCACCGCCCATTGTCGGCTGCTGCTCGCGCTCACCTGTCCGCCGCGTTGAAAGGCAAGCACCACGCCCACAAGGCGCACGCAATGTCCGCCGCGGCGCGGGCGAAACTGTCGGCAGCACTGAAGGGCAAGCACCACAGAGGGCATCCGATGTCGGCGGCGGCCAGGGCGAAGCTGTCGGCCGCGTTGAAGGGCAGGCACCACGCGGGCCACCCCCGCGCCCGCGCCGGAACGACCCACCACCGCGGCACGCATCACGCCCATCACGCCGCGCATCGCAAGCACCCCACGATGCACCACGTCCGGGCCAGGCGGCACGCGGCGCGGCGGCACCTGCACCGCCACGTGACCCATCACCGTCATGGCGTGGTGCACCACGGCGCGGTGCGGCACGCCCTCCACGGTCGCACGACGCGGATCACCAGGTCGTTGCACGCGCACCGGGTGAAGGTCGTCCGGATCCGCCGGGTTCTCCAGATCCGCCGGGTTCGGGCTGCGCGCGTGCGTCGCGTGCTGCATATCCACCGTCCCCGCCGGGGCGGCTGACCGCTTTCGCCTGCCCTGGAGTCCCGCCGTGTTGCAACGCAACGTGTCTGACTACGCCCTGCTCGTCCGCGTCGACCCGCCAGTTCTGGTCGAGCCGGGCGAAGTGATCGACCACGAGCACCCGATCACCGGGTTCGCGCCCGTTCCACCTCCGGCTCCCGTCGCCGGCGAAACCGCTAGCGCCGCGGTGGCGGCGACGGAGGAGACACCGTGACCAAGCTCGCCCGTACCGCCTTCCTCGGCATGGCCGAGGAGTCCAGCATCGGCACCTACGTGGCGCCGACGTTCTCTGTGCCGTTCACGAAGGCCAGCTACGAGACGATTCAGCTACCGATTCGGGACGAGTCGATCCGCGGCAATGACGCCGTGCTGCAGGGCGTGTACCCGGGGCCGTCGGAATCGACGTGGGATGTGGAGACCCTCGGGTATACCGACATCGCCGGCTACTGGCTGCGGATGATCGGTACGGACACTGTGGTGGCGGCGACGAGTACGACCCTGTCGTCGTCGTCGTCGATCAACGCCACGTCGATTTCCACTGTCGCGAGTATCGCGTCCGGGTCGACCATCAAGATCGACACGGGTGCGAACATCGAGTACGCGACCACGGGCACCCCGTCAGGTGTGGGTCCGTACACCATTCCGATCGCCACACCCGCCGCCGGGCTGACGAAGGCCCACTCGTCGGGTGTCACAGTGATCACGACGACGAAGCACACGTTTGCGCAGGTGACTGCGACGAGGCCGCCGAGCTTCTCCATCACCGTGTACGACGGCATCGACTACCGCGGCTGGACCGGTTGCATGATGTCGGAGCTCGGCATCAAGATCGACCCAAAGGCGGCGATTACGTTCAATCCAAAGTTCGTGGGTTACCCGGAGGCGACACAGTCGTCGTTCTCGTCGTCGTTCTCCACGGTCCAGCCCCTGCTCGGCTGGAACTGGACGATGACCGACGCGGGCGGGTCGTCGACGCGTGGGCTGACTCTGGATCTGACGGCGAAGCGGGCGTCGGAGGCGATCCACTCATCCGATGGTCTGCAGTCGCCGAGGGAGACGTTCTCCGGCGCGCTCGAACTCGACGGCTCGTACAAGGCGATCTATGAGGACAGCACGACCGACATGGGCCTGTTCCTGAACTGGACACAGACCCCCATTGTCGCGACCCTCACCAAGGCGATCGCGTACGGCGGCGAGTCCATCGTGATCACGATGTCGCAGGGTGCCGTGCAGAAGGCCGTGCGGGACCTGTCGCAGAAGTACGTCGAGGCGACCTATGACCTGTCGGCGATCTACAACTCGACCGACGCCGGCATCACCAAAGTCGTATTGAACAATTTCACCACGTCGGCCTACTGAGAGGGCCGGCCCATCCCGTCAAGGAGAGTTCCGTGGCCTACCTCAACCGCACCATCACCCTGCGCTTCGACGGCGAGTCCCTACTCGACGGCATCTTCGCCGACGACGACGGCAAGCCACTGCGCCTGCCGAACCTTGGCGACGACGTGTGGGTCGTGGTGCGCAACCCGCTACTGATGCCGCAGGCACTGCTGACACCGAAGCGTGAGGTGGCGCTCAACCCGGACGGGACTCCGGTGAACCGGGCCGAGGGTATCCAGGCCGGCACGGAGGTCATCGCCGGGCTGATCGCGTCGTGGAACCTGACCGACGTCCTCGCCGACAACGACGACGTTGTGCCGATCACCCCGGAGGCCCTGTTGAACCAGGTGCCCGCAGCGGTGGGTGACATCGTGGGCCAGGTGGTGGCGCGGGCGCGTCGTGTCCCTCGATAGCCCCAGGAACCTACTACGGCGATCTGCTCCTCGATGTGGAGTCGATCGTCGAGGGGACCTGGGGTGGGTCCAGTCCGGTGCCGGCGGAGTACGTCGACTACCGGTTGATGCTGGAGATGCACTGGTCGTGGGACGACCTGCAGACGGCGCCGCCGTACGTGCGTAGGTTCTGCCACGACTTCCGCCAGATCGAGATACGGGTGGAGAACGAGCGGGCGGAGTCGGAGCGGAGTCGGATCGAGGCCCAGCAGCGCCAGTACGGGGGCCGGTGATGGCGGTCGAGTTGAAGCCCGGCGTGAGTCGGGCCCTGTTCGCCCGGCTGTTGGCGGAACAACAGGCTCGCAGCAAACGGGCCCTGACGATGGTGGCCCTTGCCATCGAGGCCCAGACCAAGGTCAACCTGTCGGGTGCGTCGCACCAGTACGGCACGCCCACCACCGCCCGTGCGGGGCAGGGGCCGGCCATCATCTCCGGCACCCTGCGTCGGTCGATCACCCACACGCCGGTGACGCGGACCTCGGTGGGTTGGGTGACGATGGTCGGGACCGGGGTTGGGTTCTACCCGACCTACGTCGTGACGAAGAAGAAGGCGTCGAAGGGCCGACGCGCCCGCGCCTCCCGGGTGTTCGTCGGCAAGACCCCGGCGAACATCTACGGCCGGATCCTCGAGGTTGAGGGCAGCCGCGCCGGTAACAGGTTCCCGTTCCTCACGCCGGCGTTCAACTTCGGAGCTCGCTTCGTCGCGCCCGTGATCTTCAAACGCGAACTCGGCACCAGGTGGACCACCCTGCTGTAACCGTCACTCATCGCCGATCCCACGGGGGGAGCCGCGATGTCCGACATTGTCGCCAGCCTGGTCGCCAGTCTCACCCTCGCCGACGGGCAACTCATCGCGGCGTGTGAGCGTGACACGTCCGCGTTGGAGGGCGTGGCCGCCGCAGCAGAGCAGGCGGCGGCGGCAGTGACCGGTGCCGCCACCGAGGAGGCCGCGGCCGTCACCGAAGCGGCCGACGAGGAGGTTGCTGCCACCGAGGCGTCCACGTCGCGGATGGCGGAGTTGTGGGCGGCGCTGAACGCCAAGGTCGGCGCGTCGATGGCGACGTTGAAGACCGAGGTTTCCGCGGGGTTCGCCAACATCGGGTCGGGCATCGAGAAAGAGGCCGCGACCGGTGAGAAGGCCTGGAAGAAGATCACCAGCATCGGAAAGATATCGGCGATCGGCCTTGCCGCGATCGGCGCCGAGTCGATTCATATGGCCGCCGACTTCCAGACCCAGATGGAGTTGGTCCACACCCAGGCCGGCATTGGCCAGCAGGACATCGCCGGACTGAGTCAGCAGGTTCTCGCGCTCGCGCCGACGGTCGGGATCGGGCCCGACAAACTCGCTGAGGGTCTCTACCACGTGGAGTCGGCCGGGTTCGATTCCGCCACGGCCATGCAGATCCTCGCCGGGGCCGCGAAGGACTCCGCAATCGGCATGTCCGACATGGAATCCACCACCCAGGCCCTGATCGGCACCATGGCGGTCGGGTTCAGCGACGTGAAGAACGCGGCCGACGCGGCGGCGTACCTGAACCAGACCGTCGGCATCGGCGACATGCGCATGGACAAGCTCGCCGCCGCCATCTCCACCGGCGTGTTGCCGTCGTTCAAGTCCGCGGGCCTGGGCATGGAGGACTTCTCCGCGTCCCTCGCAACCCTGACGGACAACGTCACCCCCGCCGACGAGGCCGCGACCCGGCTGCGGATGACGGTCGCGATGATGTCCTCGCCGTCGCAGGCCGCAGCATTGTCGCTCAACGGGATCGGCATGTCCTCGACGACACTGGCCGAGGACATGCGTAAGCCTCAGGGTCTGCTCACCGCGATCATGGACCTGAAGGCGCACCTCGAGGCGTCATATCCGGCGTCGAAGGCGACAAAGATGTCCATGCAGGACATCCAGGCCCAGTTGGGGAATTACTCGAACGCGTTGACCGCGGCCGGTGTGGACGTGAGTCAGCAGACCGACCTGCTGAACGCGTTCAAGACATCGATGGAGCAGAACGGCACCGCAGCCGTCAAGCAGCACGAGGTGCTCGAAAAGGCGTTTGGCGGCGGTAGGACCTCCGGTGCGATCCTGACGTTGATCGAAGAAACGACCCGGCTTCAGACCAAGTACACCGAACTCGGAACCTCCGCGTCGCGGGCCTCGAACATGCAGGACGCGTGGGCGCAGACCCAGAAGACGTTCAACCAGCAGCTGCACCAGGTGACCGCTCAGGTGCAGGTGTTGGGTATCCAGGTCGGCAGCTTCCTGATGCCGATTGTTTCGCGGGTCGTCGAGTTCTTCGTGTCCCACCAGTGGGCGATGAAGGCGTTCTTCGCGATCCTCGTCGCCGGCATGGTCGCGTTCACGATCGCCGTCATCGCGAACACGGTGGCGATGCTGGCCAACCCGACGGTATGGATCATCCTCGCAATCATCGCCGTGATCGCCTTGCTGGTCGTGGGGATCTACCTCCTGGTCAAGCACTGGAACACGGTATGGAACTGGATCAAGCAGATCGCCGGCGACGTGTGGGACTGGCTCGTCGGAGCGTGGCACCGCGTGGCGGACGGGTTCATGGCCACGGTCTCGCGGATCAAGCACTACGTGATCGACCCTGTCGTGGGGTTCTTCCGCGATTACCTGCTACCCCCCATCAGGATCTACATGGAGATCCTGACGTGGATCTTCAAGTTCGCCTGGGGATTCCTGTCAATGATCATCGCCGACTTCGTGGCCGAGTGGAAGAAACGCTGGGCGATGGTCACCGACGTGTTCCACGACGCATACAACCTGCTCCTGCAGGTCGCGCTGTGGATCACCAAGAACATCATCTTCCCGATCATCGACTACCTGCACTGGCTGCACGACCGGTGGGTCGATACCTGGAACAACGTCGTAAAGATCCTCCGGTGGGCCTACAGCAACGCCCTAAAACCGATCTTCGACATGTGGAAGAAGGACATCTACGACCCGTTCATGAAGGGCCTCGACGTACTCGGCAAGGCATGGGACACCATTTGGCACGGCATCCAACTGACCGTGTCGTCCGTGTGGAACACGATCAAACCGTTCGTCAACGACATCAGCGGGTTCTTCGACAAGATGGGCAAGGGGCTGAGTAACCCGGGGCAGTTGGGCGCAAACGTCGCCCACATGCTCGGCTTCGACGAGGGCGGCTGGGTTCCGGGCTCCCCGGGGACACCGCTGCTCGCCGTGGTTCATGGCGGCGAGTTCGTTGTGTCACGCGACATGCTGGCCGGCAGGAATCCCTCCCCAATCCAGGTCGGGCGAACCCCCGGCTCGGTGGGGACCGGTGGGCCGACGCAGCCGGTCATCCACGTCCACAACCACGTCTACATCGACGGCAAAGAGATTCAGCAGAGCATGATGCGCACCGCCGGCCGGAACAAACTCCGCAACGCCACGACGGGTCTGACCGGACCCCCCCATGAACTCGCCGGGCCCGCCTAGCCGGGAGGCGGGCCCGGCGACCTCTACACCGAACGGGGCGGCCATTGTCCACCAACACGAATTGGCCCTTGGTGTCCGAACAGGTCGCGTTCAACTGCGGCTTCGCCGACCTCGTCAGCCCGTACTGGACAGACCTCACATCACGGGTGTGGGCGTTCAGCACCACCATGGGCCGCCAGTACGAACTCGACCAGAACCAAGCAGGCACCGGCACATTCACCCTCGGCGACAAAGACGAGGTCCTCAACCCCGCCAACCCCAACCCCGGGCTGCCCTACGCCGGCAACGTCGTCCCGTACCGGCAGATCAACGT